ACCGAGATCAGCGGCAAAGTTTCAACTGCGACAAGGAAAGCGTGTACTCCGGCGCTGACACCATCCGTGTCATCGAACGTGAGGCGGACGACTTTGCCAGCAACCTGCTGATGCCTGGCGACTTGCTGCGCGAGTGGATCTCGAACCAGCGCATCGACCTGCATGTCCTGAGCGCGCTTGCCAAACGATTCCAGGTGTCGTTCGAGGCGCTGTGCATCCGGTTCATCAAATTCACGACGCAGCGGGCAATCCTTGTCTATTGGGACAACGGCTTCGTGAAGTACGAATGGCGCAGCAGCAGCGCGGTCAAGACGCGCGCCCGCATTCGGCGCACTGACGATCCGCAGGAACCAATTCCTGGCACCCTGGCTGCTGATTCCACCGTTGAGCAGGAATGGGATGGCACGGAGATGTCTGCCGCGATCTGGTGCCCGGAGGAGGCACCACACATGAAGTTGCGCGAGTTCAAGCACAGCTACACCACAGGAGATCGCGTCCTGACCCTTCTCCTGCTGGAAAGCGCTGAACCACGGGCATGGGATCGGTCTTGGCAAGACGGCGAGAGCTTTGACAGCTTTGATCAGTTCGTCTCGACCGGGCAATTGCCAGTTCGGTGAGTCCCTCGATGACAGGCTTGCCGATCCAACCCATAGATGAAGAGCTGCAGACCTTGCAACGCGAGGTGCAGCGAATGCTGGGCCGTTGTCTCTTGCGTCTGCAGCAGTACGAACAACTGATGAAGGCCATCGTGGCCCACCACGAAATCTCCGCGTCAGGATTACCCCTCGAATCGAACCAGGCGGAGCGCATTGCGGATGCCGCAAACAAGACGCTGGGTACATTGGTCGGCACGCTGCTCGGAACGTATGTCACCAACGGCGAGCAAGAAGAGGTCGCAGAACCAGATGCGCCCGACAACATCATCTCGTTCAAGATGAAGATGAGCTTGCAGATGTCTGCCGAGGATTTCGATAGGACGCAGAATGATCTGAAAGATCTGGTACTGCTGCGAAACAACCTGGTGCACCACTTCATCGACCAGCACGACCTTTGGAATCTGGACGGATGCCGTGGTGCGCAAGAGTCCTTGGTGGCGGCCTACAGTCGCATCGATCAACACTTTGAGCAACTGCGGGGCTGGGCGGAGCACATGGATCAGGCCCGTCGCCTGGCGGCTGATTTTGCCCAGTCCGATGCCTTCCGTGATCTGGTGATCAACGGTATAGCGCCGGATGGCTCGGTGGATTGGCCTGCTGCCGGAATTGTTCGCGCATTGCGTGAGGCAGCAGATGAGTTGGCTGTCGAAGAGTGGACGCCGGTCGCCAGCGCTGGACGATGGATTGCAGAACGGCATCCCGATCAATTACCGGCCAAGTATGGGTGCAGCAGTTGGCCGCAGGTCGTACACGAATCCGGCCTTTTCGAGCTTCGGTATCGGGAAGTGAATGGCCAGCGCGCGGCTTGGTACCGGCCCAAAAAAAAATAGCGCCAAAGCCGCGCACTCCCGCTAAATCACGTTACGCGAAGTGCCTTCGGTTTCTAGCATGAGCAGCGTTTTCCATCGAAACGCTTGCCATGACAGAACTCGAACCCATCTCCATTTGCCCATCGCCTGACCGCCCCCGGCACGCGCATCAGGAAATCGCCGACCTGTTGGCCGCCGCACTGTTGCGCCTGCGCGCGCGTCCGTCACGCGACACCACCGAAAACAGCGAGTGCGTTTGCCTTGGCTTCCCCGGCCAACAGCGCGTGAATGCGAACCCCGATCACCACCACGGAGTTCGCCCATGACGGCACACGCACCATCCACCACCACCTCGGTCGCCGCCCAGGTCGCCGGGCTTCCCCATCTCTCGATGGATGATCTCTGGAAACTGTGGGACGAGCATTTCGACGAGCGACCCGGCCACCATCATCGCGGTTGGCTGGAGAGCCGACTGGCCTACCGGATTCAGGAGCGCGCCTTCGGCGGCTTGAAACCCTCGCTGCGCAAGAAGCTCGAAGAGGTCGGCGAAACCGGCATCTTGCCCAAGCAACTGCGCGGCGACAGCCAACGCCTGCTGCCCGGCACCATCCTCACGCGCATCTACGACGACGTCGAGCATCGCGTGCTGGTGCGCGGCACGGGCGACTTCGAGTATCAGGGGCAACGCTTCAAGAGCCTGTCCGCGATTGCAGGCCACATCACCGGCAGCCATTGGTCTGGCCCGGTGTTCTTCGGCCTCAAATCGCCCGCGTCGAAGAAGGTGACGGAATGAGTTCGCCGCGCGCCAATCCGCTGCCGCCGGTCACGCCGAAGAAGCGTTGTGCCGTCTACACCCGCAAATCCACCGACGAAGGACTGGATCAGGAATACAACAGTCTCGAAGCGCAGCGCGACGCGGGCCTCGCCTTCATCGCCAGTCAGCGACACGAAGGCTGGATCGCCGTCGACGACGGATACGACGACGGCGGCTATTCGGGCGGCAACATGGAACGGCCCGGGTTGCACCGTCTGATGATCGACATCGAAGCGGGGAAGATCGATACCGTGGTCGTCTACAAAATCGACCGCCTCACGCGCAGCCTGCCGGACTTCGCCAAGTTGGTCGACGTGTTCGACCGCAACGGCGTCTCCTTCGTCTCGGTCACGCAGCAGTTCAACACCACCACATCGATGGGGCGTTTGACGCTCAACATCCTTTTGTCATTTGCGCAGTTCGAACGCGAGGTCACCGGCGAGCGCATCCGTGACAAGATCGCCGCCAGCAAGGCCAAGGGCATGTGGATGGGAGGAGTCCCACCTCTCGGATACGACGTGGTCGAACGCAAGCTCGTCGTCAACGAACGTGAAGCCGCGCTGGTGCGTGACATCTTCCGCCGCTACGCCGAGCACGGCTCGGCTGCGCGACTCGTCCGCGAATTGGAAATCGAAGGGCATACCACCAAGGCATGGGTCACCCAGTCCGGCCGGGAGCGATTGGGGCGAAGCATCGATCAGCAGTATCTCTTTACCTTGCTGCGAAACCGCATCTACCTCGGCGAAATCTGCAATCACGACACGTGGTACTCGGCCCAGCACGACCCCATCATTTCTCAAGAGCTGTGGGACGCGGCACACGCCTTTATCGAGAGACGAAAGCAGGCACCGCGCGAACACCGTGCGAAGCATCCGGCATTGCTGGCGGGGCTGCTGTTCGCACCGGATGGCCAACGCATGCTGCACTCCTTTGTGAAGAAGAAAAACGGTCGGCAGTACCGCTACTACGTGCCTTACCTGCACAAGCGGCGCAACGCTGGTGCCAGCCTGGCTCCTCATACCCCGGACGTGGGCCACCTGCCAGCCGCCGAGATCGAAGATGCCGTGCTGGCACAAATCCATGCGGCGCTTTCATCGCCCCAAATGCTGATCGCTGTATGGCGATCCTGCCAGCAGCATCCAGTCGGTGCGGCGTTGGACGAAGCACAGGTGGTGGTCGCCATGCAGCGCATCGGTGATGTGTGGTCGCAACTGTTCCCTGCAGAGCAGCAACGGATCACACGGCTGTTGATCGAACGGGTGCAACTGCACGGACACGGGCTCGACATCGTTTGGCGGGAGGACGGTTGGATCGGATTCGGTGCGGACATCAGCACGCACCCCTTGATCGAAGAGTCCCAAGAACGTGCCGAGGAGGTTTGGGCATGAATGCCACGAGCCACCAGCGCCAGCGCGCCGTCCGCATCGAGATCGGAGCCGAGGCGCGCAGTTACGTCAGCGAGGGGCAGCGGGTCACCTTGGTGCCCCTGACGATCAAGCGCCGCCAGAACCGGAAGCTGCTGATACCGCCAGCCCCCGAAATTGCGGACCGGATCGGTGGCTTCGATGTGCCGATGATCAAAACGCTGGGCAAAGCCTTCTATTGGAAGCGCTTGATCGACGATGGTATCTACCCCACGACAACGGACTTGGCGCACGCCATGAAAGTGGAACCGGGCTGGGCTGCCGAGGTTCTGCGCATGACCATGCTGGCCCCCGATATCGTGGAGGCGATATTCGAAGGACGTCAGCCACGCCACCTGAATCTGCACACCTTGCGTGGCCGCCAAAAGCAACTGCCGCGCGAATGGGCAGCGCAACGCCGATTGCTCGGTTTCTCCGACGCCTGATCTCCCTCCGGATACACCCGATGACGGCGAGCCATGTGCTCGCCGTTTGCGTTTCTGCCCTGGCCCGTTGGCGAACCTGGAGTTTCGCCGTGGTTCGCCATTGCGTCCCTTAAAGGTTCGCCACCCGAAGTTTGGAATGACACCTGTTCCTCAACAACATCACAGGAGCATTCCATGCAGACACCAGCCAGCAGTATCCCCCGGTCGCCACAGCAGGCGATCAACACCATGTCACCCGGTGATCGCCGCGTGCTCAACGAGAACGAGCTCGCGCAACGCTGGGGCGTTAGCCCCAAGACTTTGCAGCGCTGGCGCAGTGAGGGTCGCGGTCCACGCTACCTGAAGCTGTCCAAGCGTGTCGGCTACCCGGTCGACGCGATCCTCGAGTTTGAGCGCGAAGCGCTGCACGACTCGACATCCGAACGCGCGGCGGTTTGAGGAGAGATGCGATGAATGACATCACCATCTTCCCCGCCGACATCGCCGAGATGTCCGTCAGCCAACTGGCCGCACTGCCGCCCGCGCAGAAACACGAGATCGACAAAAACCTCGACGCGGCAATCGACTGGCTCAAGAAGGCGCGCACCAAGTTCGACGCGGCACTGGATCAGTGCTACGGCGAGCAGGCCCGTACCGCGCTGCGCGAATCCGGCCGTGACTTCGGCACCGCACACATCAGCGATGGCCCGTTGCATCTGAAGTTCGAGCTGCCCAAGAAGGTCAGTTGGGATCAGAAGCAACTGGCAGAAATCGCCGAGCGCATCGTGGCCTCGGGCGAGAAGGTCGAGGGCTACCTCGACATCAAGTTGTCCGTCTCCGAATCCCGCTTCACGAACTGGCCTCCGGCGCTCCAGCAGCAGTTCGCCGCCGCTCGCACCGTGGATTCCGGCAAGCCGTCTTTCACCCTTTCCCTCGATTCGGAGCACTGATCATGAGCACCAGCCTCATCGCTTCGCTGCGCAAGCAGCTGCCGTCCATCTACGGCGAACACCTTCCCAACGAAATCCGCTATCGCGGCGCCGACGGCCACGATGTCGTCGTGGCGCTCGACGCCGCCACGGTGGACGAACTGGCCTTCGCCATCCAGACCGCCAACGCCGAAGCCTTGGCGCTCGGCCGCCGCACCGCGCTGGAGGAACTCCACACCGAGGTGCGCAAGCGCGCCGCGCGCGGGGCCGACCGAATCGTCGACGTCGCGTGGGAGGACTGATCATGAGCGCGATCATTCCCTTCCAGTTCGAGGCGCACGCCGTGCGCGTGCAGGTCGACGACGCGGGCCTGCCGTGGTTCAACGCCAACGACGTCTGCGATGCGTTGGAGATGGGCAACCCGTCTCAGGCGATCAAGTCGCACGTCGATGCCGATGACCTCCAGAAATTGGAGGTCATCGACAACCTCGGGCGCACGCAGCGCGCCAACCACGTCAACGAATCGGGCCTCTACGCCCTGATCCTCGGCAGCACCAAGGACGCCGCGAAACGCTTCAAACGCTGGGTGACCGGCGAGGTGCTGCCCGCGATCCGCAAGACCGGCGCGTACTCCGTCCCCGGCGCGCTGGCTCCCTTGCCCGCGCCGACCCACGACCGCGTGAGCGCGATCCTGCTGATCGGCGAGGCGGTCGCCAAGGTGCCGGGCGTCAAGACCGGCATTGCGATGGCGGCGACGCTGACCTGCATCCACGAGAACACGGGGCTGGCCGTCGAAACTCTGCGCCGCGCGTTGCCCGCTGCTAACGAGCCGATCTGCTCGCTCAACGCCACCCAGCTCGGCAAGCTGCTCAACCGCTCGGCCAAGGCCACGAACCAGTTGCTGGCATCACACGGCTTCCAGTTCCGCAACGACCGCGACGAATGGGAACTGACCGAGGCCGGTGAAGCATGGGCCGAGGCCATGCCGTACTCGCGTAACGGCCACAGCGGCTACCAGATTCTCTGGAATCCCGCCGTCGCCGAAGAGTTGAAGGAGGTGGCGTGATGGCCCTCCCGATCATCTCCGCGCAGCAGCGCATGGCCGAACGCAAGGGCGTCAAGCTCCTGATGCTCGGCAAATCCGGCATCGGCAAGACCACCCGGCTCAAAGACCTCGACCCGGCCACCACGCTGTTTCTCGACATCGAGGCGGGCGACCTGGCCGTGGCCGACTGGCCCGGCGACACCATCCGCCCTGCATCGTGGCCGGAAAGCCGCGACTTTTTCGTGTTCCTCGCGGGCCCGGACAAGTCGCTGCCGCCGGAGAGCGCTTTTTCGCAGGCGCACTACGACCACGTGATTGAGAAATTCGGCCACCCGGCGCAGCTGGACCGTTACCAGACCCTCTTCCTGGACTCGATCACCCAGTTGTCACGGCAGTGTTTTGCGTGGTGCAAGACACAGCCTGGTGCCACCAGCGACCGCTCCGGCAAGCCCGATCTGCGCGCCGCATATGGCCTGCTTGGCCAGGAAATGATCGGCGCACTGACTCATCTGCAGCACGCACGCGGCAAGAACGTGGTGTTCGTCGCCATCCTCGACGAGCGTCTCGATGACTACAACCGCAAGGTGTTCGTCCCGCAGATCGAAGGCAGCAAGACCAGTCTGGAACTGCCCGGCATCGTCGATGAGGTCGTGACGCTGGCCGAGATCAAGGCTGACGACGGCAGCGCCTACCGCGCCTTCGTCACGCACACCGTCAATCCCTATGGCTTCCCGGCCAAAGACCGCAGCGGTCGCCTCGACTTGCTGGAGCCGCCGCATCTGGGCGCGCTGATCGCCAAGTGTGCTGGCCAGTCGCCAGCGCCCGTCAGCAGCGGCATCCCCACTACTGAAAACACCACCGAATCCAAGGAGTAATCGCCATGTCGTCCAACTATTTTGATTTCCAAGATGCCGATCCCCAACAGTCCGGTTTTGACCTGATCCCCAAGGGCGCGGTCGTGCCCGTGCGCATGACCATCAAGCCCGGTGGCTATGACGACCCGGAACAAGGCTGGGGCGGCGGCTACGCCACCGAGTCTTTCGAGACCGGCTCCATCTATCTCGCCGCCGAATTCGTGGTCACGGCTGGTGATCACGCCAAGCGCAAGATGTGGTCGAACATCGGTCTGCACTCCAAGAAGGGCCCGACCTGGAGCCAGATGGGGCGCAGCTTCATCCGCGCCGCGCTTAACAGCGCCCGCAACGTCCACCCCCAGGACAACAGTCCGCAGGCCGCCGCTGCGCGTCGCATCCAGGGCTTTCATGAACTGGATGGCCTGGAGTTTCTGGCCCGCGTGGACATCGAAAAAGACAGCAAAGGTCAAGACCGCAACGTGGTCAAGATCGCGGTCGAGCCCGATCACTCCGACTACGCAAAGCTGATGGGCGTGCCGTCCAAGGCTCCGGGAACTGGAAATTCCGGCACTCCGACGCAGGCCGCTGCGCCTGCGTATCAGGCACCGACTCCGCAACGCCCACCCGTGACGGGTAAGCCGTCTTGGGCGCAGTGAGGGAGGCCGATGAAATGCTGGGTCTGCAAACGACAGGCCCGGGGATTCGGCCACACCGACAACCGTCACGGTGTCGGCAATCCCCGGCGCTACCCCATCGATTGGGTGTTCTGCTCGCAACGCTGCCAAAACGCGTTTCACGCGCTGTACGGCAACTGGCTGCGGGTCAAGGAAGGTCGCATCGGCAGCAAGGAGGTCGTCATGATCGATCCGTCTGATGTCGAACTGGCCGCGATGAAGAAGTGCCTCAAGGCCTTCGGCGAGGCAGCGGGCGAGATCGGGTTCACCAAGCCGCTGGGCGACTACTCCGAAGCCGAGGCGCTGCAAGTGATCGACGCCATCGTCAGTTGCTACACCGAGGCAATGGTCGCGCACCATGAGGCAAGCAAGTACCCGCCGGTGCGTGGCATGACGCCTGCGCCCGACCCTCTGGCCAACCCGTTCGCGGATCTGGAGGACGACCTCCCCTGGGAAGAGCCAAAGGGGAAGAAGCCATGATCGACTTCAACTCCACATCAAGCATCTCCGGTCAGGTCACCGTCTTGGTCGACGCCGGGATGCAGCAGGCCCGCGCCCGCCAGTCCGAACGCCAGTACCTCGGGGCATCGCGTCTCGGCGTGGCCTGCGAGCGTGCGCTGCAGTTCGAGTATGCCAAGGCTCCCATTGACTACGGGCGTGATGTCGCTGGCCGGATGCTGCGCATCTTCGAGCGTGGCCATGTCATGGAGGACTGCATGGTCGCGTGGCTCCGGGATGCAGGCTTTGACCTGCGCACCCGCAACGCCGACGGTGAGCAGTTCGGTTTCTCTGTCGTTGACGGCCGCCTGCAGGGCCACATCGACGGCGTCATCGTCGGCGGGCCGGATGGTTTTGCTTATCCCGCGCTCTGGGAAAACAAGTGTCTGGGCAACAAGTCCTGGCGCGAGTTGGAGAAGCACCGGCTCGCCGTGGCCAAGCCGATCTACGCGGCGCAGGTCGCGCTGTATCAGGCCTA